ACTCGCCACCCCACTCCCAATACTCCACCCCGTGCCCTTCGTCCAATTCCCCGTATCAGTATCGAAGGTGGAGTCGTCGTCGCCTGCGGATGTCAGAAGGAGGTTGGGGGTGAGGACTTCTTTGACGGAGATAGAATTAACTTGTCCAACAAAAGTGGTAGACACCCCATCCATGTATATCCCATATTGGGTCAAAACGCCTTGGGGTGTTTTAAGAAATGTGTAAGTCCCAGTGCTCGACAAATAAGTTCCGGGATCTGCTGCGCCGGTCCCAACACGCAACTGACCTGACGTAACTTCTATGTCGATAGTCACTTCATAAAACTTGCCGGTCTCAAGCGGGGGATTGTACTGGGTTAGGAACCGTCCCCCCGAAGCCCATACAGCAGAGCCACCACTCCATGTAATAAGGCCGCTAGATCCAAGTTCGCTCCAACTAGAAAGATCTGTATCAAAATCCCCATTCGTAGCTAACTCATCCCCACGCTCATCAAACGCGGTGTTGACCTTGCGGACGGAGATGTCAGTAACAGAACCGACAAAAGCCGACGACCTTAAACCTAAAGAAGTTCCATTAGTCATTTGCACCGTGGCTGTATAAGTGCCCGGTCCAGAAAGACCTATTGCATCACTGTAGTCACCAACAATCGGCCTTAAATTGCCAGAGGTATACTCAGAAACTACAAAGGTTACCTCATAATTAGCGCCAAATTCAAAAGAGGCGCTTGTAAGGTAAACACTTGCACCATTAATTCCGTTTCCTGTTGCTTTACCATCCGCCACAGTCCAGCCACCAAGGCTCGTCGTCCACACCGAGGGATCGTCAAAACTAGGGTCCGTTACCAACTCCTCCCCCCGCGTCCCATCATCGGTGAGGCTCGCTAGGGATGTGTCGAACTCATCATAGAGAATAGGCCGGGCTGCATCGGTGGGGGCAATCGCGTGGTGGCCGGGGATTTCTTTGATGGAGACGTTGTCGATAGACGCAGTAGTTCCATCAGACGATCCATAAATGCTCAATACCGCTGAAGCGCCAGTAGCTTGAAACAGAAAAGTAACCGATCCGCTAAGACCGCCTTGATTGAGTATGGTGCTTCCGAGAGGAACTGTTCCCACACGCAATGTAATCAGTTGCGCTATAGACTGCGCTTGGATCTGATACCAGTTGCCTGTCGTTGTTGTGATTGTCTGATGTGCATACGAAAAGTTTGAGCCGTTAATTCGTGGGAGATCTATATAACCCCCCGCGTTCCAGACACCTGTTGTACCACTTCCAAAATTAACAATGGTCCACCCAGAAATATCCGTATCAAACGTCCCATTCGTCACCAACTCCGGCTGGCTCTCTAGGAACTCCGCCATCGTCTGGGAACCCGTAGGCGACGTATCCAGCATCATCCCAACAGGATCACCCACCACGGGAACTCCACCGGAACCGTCCCTGCCTACCCTCAAGCTGGTCAAATCCTGCGGGTCGTAGAATACGTTGGCGTTGCCTGCGGTTTCCTCGGTCGCAAGCAGTTCGTCAAACTTCTCGCCAAGGGTCTGGACGACCTCAGCTATACGCTGGCCCAGAAAGCCCAGCTTCAGAAAACGCAATACGCTCAAGGCTGCAACACCAGTGTCAGAGTTCTGTCCGCGCCCTGATTAACAGCACTCGCCGCAGTGCCAGAACGTACCTTCAGATAACGCACGCCCACATAGTCGCCTATCGCCAGCATGCTGTAGTAATCCGCATCAACCGCTACACTGCGCTCCGTCGAGCCGTCATACACGTTGTAATAATTCACACCGTCCACGCTCGCCTGAAACGTCAACGCAGCCGCCGTCCAGCCACTCGGCATCACAATCGCCACCAGCTTGCGTCCGCCCAAATCTACAGCGCCACTCAAGCTGGCACCGCTCGCTATCGTCACAGTCTTCGTCTCAAGCGCCTGACTGACCACTGGATTGCCCATTACTTCTTCCTCTTCTTCGCCGTCTTTGCCGACTGCTTAAATGCCTTTGCCGTAGGTGCGCCCTTGCTCCCCGGCGTTCTCATCCTCTCGCCACTGCCAGCCTTGATCCGCTTGCGCTTGGCGTGAATGTTTGCGTACAGACCCTTCTTCGCAAGCACTACTTCTTCTTCCGCTTGGCCTTGGGCTTTGCCTTTGCTTTCGGCTTCGACATCATGCCACCGCCACTCATGCGCTTCTTGGCCATCGCGCTACCGCCTTGTCTGTACGCCATTAGCTCACTCTCCTTACCGTCATGAATACACTCGGAACCGCCGGACCCACATCTGCGGCTTTCGTCTCAAGAATAACACCAACGTCAGGCGATGACCACATGATCTGCAACTGGTCGCCCGCACTCACCGTGAAGAAATAACTCGCCGCCAGAACAGCATGACCATGACCACCAGCATGCTGCTTGGGCACATCCAGAACACGAGCCGTGTTCGGCGCATCAACACCGTTCACCCTCGGCCAGAACGTCACCGCAAAGATCGTGCCCGTGTCATTGCTCAACTGGAAATTACCCGCAAATTCCCACACACCGCCCGTCGCAAACGTGATCGTGTCGCCACCACTTAAAGCTACATCCGCCTCATAGTCCGACACATTGAACGTCACAGGCGTCGCCGTGTTGACCAAGCTCACCGCCTGATCCTGCGTAGACCTCCATGCGCCGTAGTACTCGCTCAGAAAGTAGATCTCGTGATCATCAGGGCCGCGCAGACCTATGATCCGGTCGCGGTCGTCGCGCAGTATGAATGGCCACGCTGATCCGCTAAGCCTCGGCACCTACACCTCCGTCGCCGCTGGTGACTGATAACCCGACATCAGATTCAGAATATCTGTCGCCGCATTGGTCTCATTCGTCTTGATGTTGCCAAGCGCCTGTCCCGTCTGGGCCATCTGCTGCATCTGCATCATCTGCTGTTCCTGCGCCGCCTGCTCAGCACGCTGCTGGCGGATCACCGCAACCTCTTCGCTCGGAACAATCAGATCAGGATCAACACCCAACATGTCGCCATAGCTGTCTGCCCAGTTGTCCACGTCGATCTTGTCCAGAACCTCCGGGCGCATCTGAGCAATCATGCCGATCGAGTTCATGTACCGATCAACACTGTTCACACCGATCGACCTCTGGGCCTGCGCCAGCACACTCACGAACTCTACATCTAGCTCCACGCCTTGCAGCTCCTCCGGCGGCGGTGCAATGTTGCCCTGCTCAATCATCTTGATGAACGTCGTGTCCACCAAAGGCTTCAGCAACTCATTCTGCAACCGCTCCAGCACCGGACCGATCATCAACATCTTCTCCTCATTACGCGCAGCCACCTCAGTCGCCGTCATGCGCGTCGTGTCGCCATTGGCGAGCATCAGGAACATGTCTGCATGGAACACTGACTGGATGCGCTGACGCACCTCCTGCATGTCCATCACCAGATGGTTGATGTCGAGACCCACATTGAACAGCGTGGACACCGTGTTCTGCTGGCCGACCTGATCAACAAACGTCACGCCACCGGGACGCCAGTCTATCTCGCGCTGACGCATGCTGCTCGGAACCTGCAAAGGCGGCTTTGTCTGGTAATCAATCGCCTGCGACTTGCGTAGCTGCATGTGCTGCAACTGCTTGATGTCACCCAACCCTTCCATGCCGGGGCTCGTCCCGTACACGTCACCAGCCATGCTGCTCCAGCGTGGCGCCATGACCGGGAACTCGTCATATCCACCCTCGCGCAGCACCTGCTTGCTGCCCGCATCAGCACCCAGCTCAAAGTACACGCTCGCATACGGCTTGTTCTTCTGGTCCTTCATGCGAGGATCACGGTCAACACGTGGCTCGATCGCGTGGATGATCTTTACCCACTTATCCAGATCACCGCGATCGTGCATGTTGCGTACACTGTCGCTGCAATTCTCATAGCCAAACTCGCCAACCAGCTCACCAACCGTCTTCTCAAACTCACGGTACAGCGTGTTGACGCGGCCACGGTAATCAGCCGCCAGAGCGAACTCACCAACCGGACTGTGATAGTGATGGATCGTGCGCGTCGCATCGTTCATCATCATCACCGCCGATGTCCCGAACGCACCCAACTCCATGTAGACCGAGTGAAGGACGCGATAGGTGTTCGAGCCTGCAAAGATGTGCAGCATCCGGCGCTGAGTATCCGCCAGCCATTCCTTGACCGAAGAGAACTCCGACAGATCTTCATCCGCCAACGTCAACCGGAACCACGGTCTGGCCGGTGACGACATGCCCGCCATCATGCCCGCAGCCAATACCTTCAGAGCGCGTGATGCCGTCGAATCGATTATCGCATTGTGCTTGCGACTGCCTCTGTTGCGGTCCGATGTGTAGAACCGGGCGCTCGTCGGCAGCAGGTAGTCACTGATCTCACGCCAGTGGGTCCGCCATTCTGATCGCTCAGTCTGTAACCGAGACCACCGAGACTTCAATACGTCACGCGATGCAGCCATCTAGCTCCCCAACAATGTCGTGCGACCCAACATGCCCGGTCTCGGTGACACACCACCAGCTCCGGTCAGATAAGTCCCGCTGATCCCCCCACTTCCCATCGCACGATTGCGCTTCATCAACGCAGCAATGTCCGGCGCCTTCTGGTTGGCAGCGTTAAACTCCCTCTGAGCCTGCCGCTGTGCCGACTCTGCCTGCCTCGCCGCCTGCCGACTGGCACGCTTCTGTGCGCGCATCTGCTGCTGGCCCTGCACCACACTCGCCGCCGTACTGCCCGCCGCTGCAAACGCAGCAATCAATGCTGGCTCCGCTCCACTCATGACAAAACCCTCGCATAAACCGTCTCATGAACCGTGTACTTCAGTTTCGGCAATAACTCAAACATCACCGTGTCGTCCCTCGCACCGAGCAGGAACACATCACAGCCCTTTGCCTTGGCCAGCCGCTCCGTCTGACGTATCAACCGCAAACCATTCGACCCGGCCCGATGCCGCACATCCAGCCACAACACCACGTTCTGACACATCAACGCATCAACGCTGTGCATCCAGTTGGTCAGTATGTTGACACTGTATCCGACCAGCTCTTCACCATCAAAGGCGCCGATCGACAGGATCTTGCCCGCCTCCTCAAGCGACAGCACCGTAGCAAAGTCAGGTTTCAGTGGCGCGAGGTCCGGGAACTTGCCCAGCGCGAGCCAATGATCCACCAGCATCGGCTCCATATGCTCCAGATGCTCGAACAAGCGGATCTCTCGCAGGTCCATCAGATCAGCTCCATCGGATCGTAGTCGGAGATGTCCTCATTGCTGTGCCTGCGCACCCACGCCTCCTTCTCCGTCACTGCGCCAACCGGCATGGCAAACGTCAGAGCCAGAGCGTCACCCATGTCCGGGCTCGGCAAGCCACGCTTCTTGATTTCGTCCTTGGCCTCCAGCTGCTTGCGACCAACCGCGTCGTAGCTGTATGTCGGCGCAGCCAGATCCTGCTTCAGCTCAGCTTCGTTCGGTATGGCACCAGAGACGATCCACTCCGCCATGAGTGACCACATCTCAGCACGCTTGTTCTTGTATTGCGGATCAATAGGTTTGCCACCGAACGGCACCTCGATGCAGTCCACACCGATCTGCCTCAGACGGTCGATCACACCAGCACCTGCGCCAGCATCCACGAACACAGCATCAGCCTGCCAGTTGCGCGCCTCCTGCGCCACACGAGCAGCCAGATCCATGTTATTGACACCACGCATGACGATCGGCGTGCCAGCTCTCAATCCCTGCCGGGGGAAGATCACCGATCGATCCGCACCAAACCGCGCCGGGTCAACGCCGAGGATCTTCGGGCTCCAGTCGTACTCATGACGCTGCAATACGCGCTGGGATGCAGCCTCGACATCCGACAGGCTGATCAGCTGATTGTCACCTGCTGCTGCAAAGTCGCACAAATACTCCCGCGCAAACGCCGACGGCGCCATGTCACGCTCCAGACGATCGACCTCGTCCGGGTCCAGAGCGTCCGTGTCGTCTACAGTGTAGCGACGCGCCATCCAGTCGGGCAGATCACGAGCCTTGAAGAACAGCTCGGAGAACAGGTTGATACCATTAGGCGTCCCGATGAACATGGCCCAGCCCTTGCGGTCCGATAAGGCTGGCTGGATGATCTCGTACCAGACCTCGGGCTTCATCTGTGCCACCTCGTCCAGCACAGCGCCGTCAATGCGCAGGCCACGCATGGCGTCGTGGTTGTCAGCACCGAACACACGGATCTGTGCGCCATTGTGCTTGATGGTGACAGTCAGTTCGCTCTCGTTAAACGAGACACCCTCAATGTTCTTGAGAGGCGCCAGACGATCCTTCATACGAGCCCATGCGATTGCCTTGGACTGTTTCAGGAACGGAGCGACGTAGACGTAGAACGGACGATCGTCATTGTTCTTGAGCGCTGCTGTGATCAGCTGCATGAGCGCCAGCTCTGTCTTGCCTGCCCGGCGATGCAGAGCCAGCACGTTGAACCGCTTCAGTGCCTTGTGACATTCCAGTTGCCACTGGCGAGGGTAGTATCCCAGATCAATCAGCATCGGGCTCGGGCACACCCGTGCTGATCGTGACGTTCTGGCCAGTGATCTTGTGCTCTTGCTCTGACTTCTTCCAACCGTGCATGCTGTTCAGCTCTTTGACGGCGTTTACCACTTCGCTGTTTGTCGGATCGTTTTCCAGCACTGCCATGAGACGCCTAACACTGGCAGAACGCGTCCACAGGTACTGTTCCTGTAGG